GTTCCACAACTAAAAGAAGCTTTGGCATTCCAAGGTATCTTAGGTGGTCAAGGTGGAACTACAGCTTCACCAGTACAATTTGAAGATGTCAGTGCTGCGTTTAAGAAAACTGGTTTAGAAAATGATTTGCTTGACAATACTCCATCAAGAGCACGTCAGCTATTAGCAGAGGTTTAATGTGACTTATTTAGAACTTGTAAATGCAGTAATGCGTCGTCTACGTGAAGATGAAGTCACTACTGTTGATGAATCTGACTACTCAAAACTTATTGGTGATTTTGTCAATGATGCTAAACGACTAGCAGAGGACGCTTGGAACTGGACTGCCCTACGTGCTACCCATACCATCACGACAGTTTCTGGCGTCCCTACCTATTCCCTAACTGACTTTGGCACTCGTGGTAAAGTTAATGATGTTCACAACGAAACTGATAACTTGGTTGTTCGTTATGAGTCACTACCACGTATCCGTGAGTTAAACCTAGGTACTAACAATGCTAGTGGCACTATTGTCTACTATACGATTGATGGTGTAGATGCTAACGGTGACATTAAAGTACGTTTCTATCAAACTCCTAACTCAGTCAAGACAATCACTGTATATGGCACTAAGCGTCCTTCAAACCTCTCAAGCGACTCTGATGAACTCCTAATTCCATCATCTCCAGTAGTCAACTGGGCATATGCTTATGCACTACGTGAGCGTGGTGAAACTGGTGGTGAGTCAGGTTCAGAGCAAGCAATCTTTGCACAGAATGACTTAGCAACTGCAATCGCACTGGACTCACAATATCATCCTGAAGAGTTACTCTGGGAAACCGTATAATGGCTAAAACGTTACAGAGCATTGCCATTCAAGCTCCGGGTTTCTACGGTCTAAACACCGAGGATAGCCCTACAGCTCTGTCTGAGCAGTTTGCACTGGATGCTACTAACTGTGTTATTGACCAGTATGGTCGTATCGGTGCTCGTAAGGGTTGGGAGTATTATACCACTACCAATCCAGATAGTCTTGTGTCTATCAGTCAGTTCGTTCAGGAAGATGGTACCTATAAGATTATTAGTGCTTCAGCTACTGCAATCTATGAAGGTGAAGAAACACTGACTGACATTACTCCTTCAGGCTACACTGTGGGTGATGGTCGTTATCAGTATGCAACACTAAATAACAAACATTATATGTTCCGTAAGGACTCTAAGCCTGTCGTGTACGATGGCACTACTGCAGTTGCTATTGAAGATCATGCAGACTACTCAGGTACTGTTCCTCAGGCTAATGTTTGTATCTCTTCCTTTGGACGCCTTTGGGCTGCTAATACAACTGCAGATACTACAACCATCTACTGGTCAGACCTACTGACTGGTATGAAGTGGGATACAGGTTCTTCAGGTTCCATTGATGTCTCTAAAGTGTGGGCAGATGGTTCTGATAGTATTACTGCACTAGCAGCACATAACAACTTCCTAATCATCTTTGGTAAACGTCAGATCTTAGTATATCAAGGTGCTTCAGATCCTGCCACGATGTCTCTAGCAGATACCGTTGTTGGTATTGGTTGTGTTGCTCGTGACTCAGTACAAAGCACTGGTTCAGATCTATTATTCTTATCTGATTCAGGTGTACGTAGTTTTAGACGTACCATTCAAGAGAAGTCAATTCCAATCACTGACATCTCTAAGAACATCCGTTCTCAGTTAGACACCTATGTGTTGTCAGAGACAGGACATATTACTTCTGTCTACTCACCTGAAGATGCTTTCTACTTACTTCAGTTACCTACGTCACAACAGACATATTGTTTTGATACTCGTACTCCACTACAAGATGGTTCCTATCGTGCAACCATTTGGAATGCAATCAATCCTCAGTGTATGATGCGTAGTATTGACGGTGACTTACACTTCGGTAAGGAACTTGGTGTAGCACGTTACATAGGTTATGACGATAATGGTTCTCCATATCAGATGTCATACTTTACTAACTACTTAGACTTTGGTGCTCCAAGTAACCTTAAGCTACTTAAGAACCTTAAGATCACCGTAATCGGTGGTAGTGCGACTGACGTAACACTCAACTGGGGTTATGACTACAGCTACGCATACAAGAAGAAACGTTTCACTCTGACAACTCAGGTCATTGCTGAGTATAACATTGCAGAGTATAACGAAGGTGAGTTCAACGCAGGTGTTCTAGTAAACCGTCCTAACGTAAACGCTAGTGGTGGTGGAGCAGTAGTACAACTGGGTGTGGAAGCAGAAATCAATGGTGCGCCAGTTTCAATTCAGCGCATGACAGCACAAGCAATCGTAGGAAGGACTATCTAATGTCGAACTATACTAAAACTACTAACTTTGCAGTTAAGGATACACTGGCATCAGGTAACCCTGCGAAGATCATTAAAGGCTCAGAGATTAATACTGAGTTCGATAACGTTGCAACTGCAGTGGCAACTAAGGCAAACACAGCATCACCTACCTTCACTGGTACTGTGACTGTTCCAACCTTGACCGTCACAGGTACTGCAACTGTGGGTACTGTTGATGGAGGCACGTTCTAATGGCAACAGCAGATGTAATCAGTGGGTTACTGAGCGGAGGTAGTCAGTTAGCTGCTGCTTATCTCCCATATCAGGCTGCAGGAGAGTCATCTCAGGCACTTCAACAGATGGCTAATCGTTTCATCTCTGAGTCTGGCAAATTAGGCACTCAAGCAGCAGAAGCAGCAGCCTTTAAACCTTTCTCAATCACTACAGGCACTGGCACTACTAATGTAGGCGCAGGTGGTTCGATTAACCAACAGTTAGCTCAACAACCTTCTGCAATCCAACAGGCAATGTTGAGTCAAGCTTCGGGTCTTGCAGGAACACCTACAGCGTCTGCTCAGGACATCTACAGCCAACTTCAGGCATCTCAAGCAGGTGAGGCTGAAAGAGCACGTCTTGCCCTTGAGAATCGATTACAGGCTCAAGGTCGTGGTGATGTACGTACTGCAGCTTATGGTGGTACTCCAGAGCAATTAGCAATGGAGAAAGCATTACAAGAACAATCATCTAAGAACTGGTTGGCTGCTCAAACATTAGCTCCACAGCTTGCAGGTCAAAACATTCAGAATGTCGCAGGTGCCTTAGGTGCTTCCTATACACCTCAGACACAAGAGTTCAATGCACTTCAGCAAGCTATCGCAACCTCTAAACTTGCACAATCAGGTGCCTTAGGTGAATCTGAGGCTCTCTATAAGTCAGGTATTGCAGGATTAAGTGCTGAAGCAGATCTTGTAGCAGCTCAAGCAGCTTATGAAGCACAACGTAACCGTGACTTAGCTTCAGCATTAACTGGTATGTTTGCTACTTCAGGTACTGGTCAAACTACTCCACTAAATGACTTAATCACTAACTTGCTTGGTGGTAGTCCTTCAGGAAGTACTTCTTCTTCAAGTAGTGGTGGTTTATTTGGGTGGTTAGGCGATGTATTTGGAGGTTCTTCAGACTCAGGTACTACAACTTCTGATTGGGCAGATATTTTAACTAATGAAAATAATAGTGGTTGGTTTGGTGATTACTACGATCCTGCACAAGATTGGTGGGCATAATGGCTAAGAATTTAATTGCAGATTTACTTCAGTCTCCTTCGGCAGCTAAAGCTCAACTAGACGAAGAATTACAACTCAAAGGTGCTTTAGCTGCAAAACCTTTCATTGGTGCAACTAACGCTTACAATCCAATCTCTGGAGCAATGAATCGTTTGACTGCTACAATGCTTCAAGGCTCTCCTCAAGCAGCTTCTCAGATGGTTAGAGGTGTCACTGGTGGCTTAGGTTCTCTAGCTTCTGGTATGGGTGCTACACAAGCTGGTGACGCATTACGTCGCATGGGTTTAAGTCCACAAGAACAACAAGCTGAAGCAATCAATAAAGCTGCTGTTGGTATGGCTCGTACTCCTGAAGGTCTTCGTGAGTTTGCACAGAAGCTCCGTGAGATGGGTCGTGGTGATTTAGCAGAGCGTATTGATGACAAAGCTGACGCCTTGATGCTTAAGACTCGTGAGTTAGACATTAAAGAACGTGAGTTGTTGTCTGGTAAAAATGCAAGTACTGCTGAAAAGACTATTCGTTACTTTGCTGAACAAGTCCTTAAGTGTGACATGAATGACCCTAAGTGTTTGAAGGAAGCTATGCAGATGGCTATCGACTACAAGCGTAGCGATACTGCAGCTAACCAAATGAACGTACATTCATATAAAGCATTGGGTGACAAATATACTAAAGCTGAACAGTCTCGTGTAAACATTCAGACTGCCAATGAAGCCCTTAAGCAACTCGATAGTGGTCGTGTAAATATTGGTGCATTTGGTAATACCCGTCAAGACGCAGAGAAGCTGTATGCTCAAATACTACAATCAATGGGTGTTAACGTAGTCGATGAACAAGACGCTGTTGCACGTACTGCGGAACTTTTGGCTAAGACTAAGAGACTTGGTGGTCAATTACTTGCTTCTGGTATGTTCGGTTCAGGTACTGGTATTTCTGAACGTGACTTGCAGACCGCAATGGAAATGGCAGGTGCTTCTGAAAGCTTGAGTCCTCAATCAATGATACAGATTCTCAAGTACAATGCTCAATTCGAGCAAGCAGCTCTTAAAAATTACAATAACCAATTAAATCGCTATAGTACTGCATTCTGGAATCGTGTTCCTGAAGGCGGTAAAGCAGCATATGCAGTAGATATTCCAGAAATCTACGAGATGAAGACTGACAAGACGATGAAAGTTCAAGTTAGACTTGATGATCAGACTTACAGTGTTCCTAAAGGTGCTGTTGTTGGTAAGGCATCTGATGGTACTTACCGCTACAAGTTTAGAGGCAAGATTTACAACATGGACGGCACAGAGGTTAAATAATCATGGCTGAAGATTTCATTGCTTTAGATGTCCAACCGGACTTCATGGAGATCACTGAGCAAGATCCTTTGGATTTTATGCCTTCAGAGGATCAACCTACAGAACTACAACAACCTGCAATCGAACCTGATAGTTTGTTAGGTCGTGTCGGTGAGAAGCTTGGTAAACGTATTGACTTCATGGAAGACACTACTAAGGAATACCTTGATAATAAAATCACTTATCCTGAGGTAGTCTTACGCTCATTTGGTAGTGCTTTTGGTGCTCTATTTGATACCGTCGGTGAAACTGCAATGACAATACTGTCTACGCTGACTCCAGATCAAGCTGAAGATTGGCTTAAAGAACAGATTGCTGCAGGTGCTTCTTCAGTGATGGAAACTGAGACTGCTCAAGAACTCCTAGCGGCATACCAAGGATTGCCTGAGCGTGTCCGTAAAGATATTGGTGCTGCAGTTAATGTTGGTTTTGGTATTCTACCTGCTAAAAGTGTTGTTGGTAAGAAATTAACTGAATCTGCCATTGAGTCACAAAAGAAAACCTTAGGCAAGTATGTGTTGAGTCAGACTCCTAACGCTAAGCAAGCTCGTATTGCAGAAGCAGGTTTAGCACCATCACGACAAAATGTATTGAATCGTGAAAATGAGATTTTAAATACTGTATTGTCAATCAAAGGCATCTCTGAGACTACTAAGCGTCCTAAGATTATGGCAGGTCTCAATGGTGAAGTTGGTCGTTTAGGTTCTATGATTCGTAAAGAACTAGAAAGAGTAAAACTAGCAGTTCCTAAAGGTACTGTTAATCACCGTATCAGTATGCGATTGACTGACTTTATTAAGAACAACCCAGAATACTTGGGTAAAGATCTCAAACCTACTTATGAGAAAGTTATTCGTGCCTATCAGACTGCATTGAGCAAATACGATGGTAAACCTTCAAGCTTGTTAGAGATGCGTCGTGACTTCGACAAAGTCGTTGAGAAGTTCTTTAAGAAAGACGTACACGCAGGTGATGATGTTAGTCGTGAAGTTGTAGCTCAGATTCGTAATGAGATGAATCAGATCATGCAGGACATTGCACCTAATGCTCAAATTCGTGCTGCAATGCAACGTCAACACAACGCACTGCTTGCCAAGGAGAACCTAGGCTATAATATGGCTCGTGAAGGTTCTACTGTAGATAAGATTCTCACTAAAGTTGAGCACCATCCAATGTTCACCACTAGCTTACTAACAGGTGGTGGTATGGCGTCTAAAGCTATGGGTTCAGAACCTCTAGGTGTTGGCTTAGGACTCTTAGGTACAGGTTATGCAGCATCACGTCCTGCAGTTCGTAGAGCAGCAGGTGAAACACTTCAGGCTGCACCTGTGGGTCGTAGCATGATTATGGACATGATGGATCAACAGGAGCAACCATAATGGGTTTAATGAAAGATATGGAGAAGGTCTCAGACGAATATCGTACTGGTGACCGTAACTATCTTGAGTGGCTCTTAGGCAACACTGCAGCAACTGCTCGTGCTGCCAATGAAGCTGTAGGTACTGCAATTGATTATATGGTGCCTGATCAGTTAGGCATTGGTTCTACCATCGCTGACATTGCTAACTACGTAGCAAATACTGACGCAGGTCAATACGTATCTCAAAAGAAGAAAGAGTTTACTGAAGAATATCCAGTTACTTCTCGAATGTTTGGTGAGATGGTAGATGTAGCTTCTGCAGCACCTATTGGTCGTGCAATAGGACGTACTGATCCTGCCATGCGTGGTATACATACATCCTCAGGTGATGTGATTATCGATAACTACTACAACCCACGTAGTAAAATCTATAGTGAACCTGTAGAAAATATGTTGCAGAAGATCTCACCAGATAAGGTAAGTCCTTCAGGTAAGGAAGTCTACGTTAAAGATAACAAGACACAGAATAAGATCCGTAAGGGAATGGGTATGACTCAATTCCTTGGTCGTGGTTTAGGTCGTGTAGCACAAAACTTAATCAATCCTTACAATAGAGCACTCTATGCAGAGCATGGTATTAGTCCTTCATACAAATATGCTTACAACAAATACTTAGAAGCTGACAAAAAATACAAAGATGCTTTAGAA